CCTTTGGTGTAAGGATAGATTCAGCTTCTGTACAAAGTTGTAGAAGCTTTTCCCTCATCATCTCAGTCATACTGTTGCCAGGAACTTCGATGTCGTCAAGAATCATTAGGTCAGCACGAGAACCGGTAAGCTGACCTGTAATACCCACTGATTTAACAGAAGGTGCCTGGTGAGGGGAGCAAAGAATGTCGAAAGAAACGCGGGACCAACGTGAGTCATCGGATTTAGGACGCATATGCGCCAGCCAAGGGGTTTCAATAATCAGCTTCTGTAGAAAGATTGACATGTTGTCAGCTCGTTCTTTAGAAGCCGAGATAATCATGATCTTTTTTTCAGCGTCATTAAAAAGCGTCCACAGAACAAAGGCTCCAGTAATCCAGCTCTTTCCCACTCCACGGAAAGCTTGTATTTGAAGACGCTTAGGTCCATGCTGAAGATAGTCTGCGATTGCATATTGTGCACGTGTAGGGTTGGGTAGATCAAGCTCCGCCCACAGAGCCTGCAGAAAGAGCTTAAAATCACCTCTCAAGAGGTCTAGTGTGTCCATAAATTATTTAAACGCACCACTGCTAAAGGATAAAGCAGAACGTTCTTCTGCATCTAATTGGTTATCTGGATCTGTAGTCCATTTAAAAATAGCACGTCCAGCATCCATAACAAGACTACCCGTACCAGCAACCAAAGAGGCACCTTCGCCAACAGCTATCATAGGAACACCAGCAGGTGCGCCTACACCAGTAGAAGTTGCGGCGTAACCAGCAAGAGCGGTTCTATCTCCCCATCCAGCAACCTGGTCAAGCACCTTGTTGATTGGTAAAGTTGGGTCATCAGGGTTTTCAGCAATCTCTTGTTCACGTTCAGCAGCACTAGCTTCAACATTGGCAGCACCTATTAAAGTACCGGCTATAGGAACAGCGGCAGCTACACGCCTAACACCAGGAGTTCTAGCTACATCAACCAAAGTTTCCAAAATAGCCGATCCACCTTGCATTTTTAACCTAGTACTACGTCGAGCTGCAATCTGCTGTCTTTCAAGAGCACGCTCAGCTGCTAGACCTTCAACAAAATCAGGGAGGGGAACATCAGGTTTACCTTGAATTTCCCCTTTAAAAGGTTCAAATTTTACTTGAGTTTCTGGTCCTACAGCTTCGACACCTTGCGCTCTTAATTGACGACGACGGTCTGTCTGAGCTTGGGCTTGACCAGGATCCATACCAGCATCCATGTCCAAAGCAGCTGTAGTATCATAACTACCAATAACACCTAAACCTTCTGATTCTAAAACTGTTTCATAAACATCAGTAATCCAGTTTTGAGGAATACCTGCTTCACGCATAGCCGCATAATCAATACGAGGCGCTTCTTTGTGTGCTATGTTAATTTCAGCAATTTCAGGTCTCATGGTTAAACCTGTAGTAGGTCCACCACCAAGTTTAGGGTCAATATCTTCAGCTCCCCTAAAATGACCTTCATGATAAGCGCCTGTCCTACCGACTTCAGCACTCATGCGTTGTCTTTCCTGTGTAACTTGACGTTTACCTTTATTGGCTTGTTTAACATACCAATTAGCAAACTCTTCACCGTGTTTTTCTTCCAAGTATTCTATAAGAACCTGTGGAATTTTTCTAGCCGCTTTACTACCCATTAGGCAATATGCTCCATAATAATTTTTTCACGGAGCCTATTGACTCCAAATTTAGTCCTCATCCAGTCAAGGACGTGGGTACTTCCTTTTTCCTGATTACAACTGGTACAGGCGCATACAACATTTGTTGCGACATCCCTCCCACCACGAGAGCGAGGATGAACATGATCGATAGATAGGTCACTAAGGTCATAAGTTTTTCCGCAGTAAATGCAAGTATGGTCAAAATGTTCCTTAATAGAGCGCCTCCACAGGCGCTTGGCTTCTGGTGAGGTCATAGCTATTAAGTTAAAAAGATAGTCGTCAGGTGTAGGAAGTAAGGGAGTCATGCGCGTCCTTTGCGGGCTCGGTTTTTAGATGCTTTTTCAAGGAATGTTTTACCATTCTTTCTGTGTGATACATCTTTACCGTCGCCATTACCATAGGTTCCGCGTCTCCGATTTTCTTTATTTAGGGCAGACCGTTTTTTGATCTGTAGTTTAGATGAATCGTACTTCTTTTGGTACGATTTGTAGTTACCGTTAGCGTATTTTGCACCGCTATGCTTAGACGTTCGAGCCATGTAACCTCCGTTGTACAAGCTCAGGGTCTACTTGGGGCATAACCGCTGCCAGTTTAGACAGTGGATTGCCATCCATAGCAACACCACTGATGTCATTTGTCTTGAGCCAGTCGCAAGCTGCTTTAAGATCTGCTGTAGAAGCCTCACCTGATTTAATACGGGCAAGAAACTCTTTAGTAACTAGATTATGCAGCTCGTTAAACTGGTCTTCTGTAGCTTTTTTCTTAGACATTTCGCATTACGATTTGGTCTAGTTTTTGTTCAATACGTACCATGTGGTCTTCCATCCGAGCAAGTAGTTCAGCTAACTCAGCTTTCTTGACATAATCAGAAGCTACAGTAAGTTCAACACCATCTAGTCGGCGGTCAAGCGCACTAATACGTTCGTGAACACTATTGATTCGGTTGTGCAGTCTGTTGTTCAGTGCTGCTCCCCCCGCTATTATCGCTACTGTCAGACTTACTAGAGCTTCCATTGATAGATACGATAGGGATAATGTCGTGACATAACACTTCTACCCTGCTACCAGGACGAAAAGTGAATCCAGCTTTCATGATCTCTGTGCACTTTAATGCCCTTGCTAATTCATATTCAAGGCGCATCTTTTGTTCGTGTCGGTTAGCTATCTGTTTGCATAGTTCTGTCATACCACCGTCTAGCGGTATCATAAAACTCATTTGCATACCATAGTTGTTAGAACGAACGTATCCGTCAGCTTCATACGGTATGGTGTCATTGCCCATATAGAATGGACTAAACGTCATAGTAGCTCCATTGCACGAACTGTTAGGACCAAATATCTGTCTACTTGGTGCACCGTTGTTCTGGAATTGTACAGCTTGGTTGGTAACATTACCAGTTGCAGCTGCTACAGGGTTAGAAGTATTTTGTACCTTAGGATCTTCTGCATACGCAGGTGTTATTGCGAGAAGATAGAGAGCGAGGTAGTGGTAGAAGTGGATTCGATAGTTTCTGAAACGTCGATTGTTTCTACAACTCCTGCGTCTCGGGTTGTGATCTCCAGAGACCAAGGGTCTCCAGCCGTGTGAACGGAAAATGTTGTACTGCTGCCAGAAATGTCTGAGCTGGGCGTAACGTTTGATCCACTCCATGATGAATAGTCACCACCAAAGACTTCAGTCTCGATAGTACGTTCAATGTCAATCGTGGTGGTTGTAGTCGATTGCATTGACCCCTGGGTAAACTGCGGGGTAACAGTTTGAGCTGATGCAGGCGCAGCCAACAGCAGCAACAGAAGTAGCTTTTTCATTCCTTTTTTTCACGGGTAATTGAGAAAGTTGCTAGAGTGCCACTCAGAATTGATGCGACATAAGTAGGATCCATTTTTTCCATCCAACCTGCATAGCTTGCAGTTAGGAGTCCGGCGGACCAGACGAGGACGATGAACTTGATGAATCCTTCCGTTTTGTTATTTTTGTCCATGCTTGTTTAAGGATGGGCTTCATTACATTTACAGTCCACTTAAAGACTGCTGTTGCCGTGAGGGTGGCTGCAACAGACACGGTGGCAGTAGTACCAGCCGTGACAAGTATTTCGTTTGACGGAAGAGGCATAGTTACATCAGTAAACGGGATGTCTACTTGCCTTGTGTCTTGTGGTATATCCGGTAACTTGACCGGAGGTGGTTTAGGTTTTTCAGCTTCTTTATCAGACTCTGTTGTTCCCTGGACCCCCGGAGGAGCCCGAAGATCGCTAGGAGGCACCACAAGCGGTTTGTATGAGGGCAAATCCGCTCGTGGGACATCTAGTACCGGACGGGGTAAAACAAGGGGCTCAGGGAGCCGTAGAGACGGTAGTACCGGCGGCTCTCCCAAGTCCATTACTTATCACCAAACAAACCACGTTCCAAAACATCAACAGCAGCGTCATCAACAGTGTTGTCAGACTTTTCTGCCAGTTTACGGAGCAGGTCAACGATAAGGCGCTTTACTTTGTCGCTACCAAGAAACGACATCAATACGGGGCGAATAAGGGCGATCATAATCATTCAGTAGGAAGGACGGCTGTGCCAGCAGCAATTGCGGCATTAAAAGGTGCAAGATCTTCGGTAGTCCAATAATCTTTAGCAACCATAATTTGCAGGTGTTCGACATTGCGACGAACATCGTCAACTTGCTGATCGTTGCGCGAAGACAAAGCAACCAGTTCATTGATTAAAGTAACGCTATCACCAGCATCAGTGTAGTGTTTTGCAATTTCTTGAGGTGTAATAGTCATAGTTAAATTTAGGCAGCCTCCAATGCTGCAAGACGTGCTTCAAGAGCAGTGTTTTTAGCAGACAGTTCTTGCACCGCTTTTACCAGCGGCATGACGAACATTTCATAGCTGATGCCTTGAATCTGGTCCTCATTAACTGTCCATCCAGCAAAGTCTGTGACGTTGTGATCGTCCAAGGCTTGCTTAACTTCTTGAGCAATGAAACCATACATCTTGTTGGTGTAATCAGCTTCAGTTTTGTCTGCGTCATATCCATACAAATCGCTGTCAAGCTCTGAGGGCGCTTTCCATTTATAGGTAACAGTGCGCAGGTCATTGATAAAATCAAGACCCAAATCAGTGTTGGTTTGGATGTCCTTTTTCAGGCGAACATCTGAATCACGAGTCCACGATGCATTTGAAGTGAACTGGTTGTAAACACGATTTCCACTTTTGCCAAAGGTAAAATAATTTGCACCGATTGAATCGATATTTACGCCAATAGTTATTGAATCAGCTCTTGCAGCAGTATTGGTGTCTGATTGGTAACCGATGCAGATGTTTGAGTGACCGGTGGTAAGGCTGTCTCCAGCTTGGTGCCCAATACAAGTGTTTGCGTATCCGGTTGTTATAGCTGCACCAGCAGCTCTTCCAAAAATGTTGTTGCC